GATGAGAATGTTACTATCTTAAAAAATAGTAGAAATTTAAATCAAGTTGAACCCACCATTCTCCCTACTGGAAACTCTAATGGAGTTAAGATTGCCTCTGCAGATTTTAATGAATCTAATCAAAGAGTAACAATATCAATTGGTGTTAGTTACAGTTCCTTAGATGAGTATCCATTTGAGGTTGGTAAGAAGGTGATGATTGAGGGTATCAGTGTAGGAGTGGGAAGCACTGGTAAAGGATATAACTCTGCAAACTATGAATATAAGTTGTTTGAAATATTAGCCACTGATCCTAACATTGGTGGAACTTTAGGAAGTATAACCTATAGTTTAGCTGGTGTTATTCCTGATGGAGACATAGCTGGAACTTTTAATGAATCTTCTATTGGTAGGATCATTAAAGAAGAAGATTTCCCTACATTTAGCACTACTTTAAAAGGTAATGAATTTGATATTGGAGAAACTTTAGAATCTGATACAGCAGTTGGTATCTTACAATCAAGAAATGATTTTAATGGATTCTTAAAAGTTTCATCACCTGCAGATTTTAAGGTAGGAGATACTGTTGTTGGACAATCCTCAGGAACTAAAGCCACAATAATTGAGCATATTTCATACAAATCTCTTTATAACATAGAATCATCCTCAATAAAGATTGAGGGTTGGAAAGATAATTTTGGATTCTTAAATAATAATGAACAAAGATTATTTGATAGTGATTATTATCAATACTTCTCATATTCATTGAAATCAGAGTGTGAATTTGAAAAGTGGAAAGAGGTAGTAGCTTCATTAAATCACACTGCAGGATTTAAAAAGTTTAGTGATTTAATATTGAAAAGTGAAACTTCTGCAGGATTATCAACTGTTCAGGATGGAAGTAGTTTTGATGTTCAAACTGATTTAGTAGAACCAATTAGCATTAACACTGTATTTGATTTTGATTTGGCAAGAGAAAAAACTGAAAGTATTGATGATTCTATATTATCAGATGAAATAGTTTTTAGTTCTAGAGATCTCAAAGATTATACAGAATCTGTTGGTAACAGAGTATTATCAATTGATGATATCAGTCAAGATTTTAATAATAATGCTAGAACAGATCCATTCATGGCTGTTGATACATTTGCATTAGCTGGATCAAGAGATAGGAAATCAATTATCTATGTAAGAGATAAAAGATTTACTGGTGAAAGACAAGTCATGATTGTCAATGCACTTCATGATGAGTCAGGAAACTTTTTCTTAAACCAGTATGGTTCAGTTTGGACTGAGAATGAATTGGGTTCATTTGATATGTCACAATCTGGTGATAATGGTCAACTTCTATTCTTCCCTAAAAAATTCTCATTCAATAATTATGATGTATCTGTGCTTGCTTATAATGTAGGAGATTCTACTGCTGGAATAGGATCTACTGATTTTGGTAGCATAGTAAATGTTGGTAGTGATAGTCAATTGATAGAAGCAGGTATTAGCACTTCTGCTACCATTGTTGGTATTGCATCAACTTATAGATCTTCTAAGATCTTAGTTTCTTATGCTTCTAGTGATACATCTTATTATGAAACTGAAGAATTGACTATGGTTCATGATGGAACTGATATTGAATTATTAGAGTATGGTCAATTAAACACTGATGAATTAGGAAGTCCTTCAGGAACTCCTGGTTTAGGAACTTATAGTGCTTACTATTCAGGTTCTTATATTAATATTGATCTTCATCCTACAGTAGGTACAGCCACTACTTTCATTGCTAATAGTATAAAAGTCAGTATTGGTAATTCATTATCTGCAGGTGTAGGAACTGATTCACTAAACACTGCAACATTAGATAGTAGTGTCACTAGTATTTCATCTAGTGGTTCTCCTGGTATCACCACTGTAGCAAAATATGAAACTGAAACCTTTGCTGCTGCATATTATATTGTGAGTCTGGAAGATCTAAGCAATAGTCAATATCAAGTATCTGAAATATTAGTGGTAGATAATGGAACAACTGGAAACTTAACTGAATATGGTATTGTTCAGACTGGAGGAAATCTTGGTGATTTCTCTATCAATATCAATGGTGATTTTACACACTTAGGATTTAAACCTTTAGCAAGTGCAGATGTGCAAGTTAGAGTATTCCAAAATGCTATAAGATTAGTTGATGATTCTAATGCTAATCAAGAAATAGGATTTACTAATGCTAGTGTTAATACAGGATCAGGTGCTTACACTGCAACTGAAACTGATGTTAAAAGAGAATTTGAACTTAAGCATAAACAGAAACCCATATTTAAAAGAGACTTTGTAGGAGGAGCTTCTACTGTTGTCAGCACTATCACAGATAGTGTGATAATTCCAAATCACTTCTTTGTGACTGGTGAAGAATTAGAGTATAGATTTACTGGAGCTGGAACTACATCTGCTATTGAGATTGCATCTCAATCTATTCCAGGTGTTGGAGTTACAGATAAACTACCCTCCACAGTCTTTGCTATCAAAAAAGACGATAAAACATTACAACTAGCAACAAGTGCTGAGAATGCTCTTAAAACTAACCCTACCTTCATAGACATCACTGCTGTTGGTGTAGGTACTTCTCATTCATTTACATCTAAAAAACAAAATTCAAGATGTATAATCAGTATTGATAATGTAATTCAGCAACCTATTGTAGCTACTTCTGTTACTACTCACCTTGTTGCTGATGTATCAACTACTGCAGACACAATAACAATTTCAGGTATCACATCCATAACTGGTGGAGATATGTTAAAGATTGGCAATGAAATTGTTAAAGTTGATTCTGTTGGACTTGGTGCAACTAATAGATTGTTGGTTACTAGACCTTGGATGGGAACAGGAGTTTCTAATTATAGTTCTGGTGATTTGGTTACAAAAATTGATGGTAACTATAATATAGTGGATAATGAAGTTCACTTCTTTACTGCTCCAGTTGGATTAACTCCTTTATCTTCCACAACTAATGAACCTGATTCTAGAGATTTTGTAGGTGTTGCAACACACTCTACATTTAATGGTAGATCCTTCATGAGATCTGGTATTACTGGTAGTTCTGCTGAACCATACAGTTTAAATTATATCTTTGATGATATTTCTCATGGATTCTCTGGACTCACCACTGAATTTACTTTACAGGTTGAAGGAAGTAATGTAACAGGATTCTCTACAAGTAATGCGATTGTTTTAGTTAATCAAGTGGCACAAGGACCACAAAGAATGACTGGTCTTGAATCTAGGAGAGTTACTGTTAATGGAGACTTTACTTTAAGAGAAAGTGTTGGTATTACTAGTATTCAATATACAGGAACCATTGCTTCAGTATCATATGATCCAAACACTGCTAATGTTCCTTTAGGTGGTGTGGTTGTATCTGTTGGATCTACAGAGGGATTTGGATATCAACCATTAGTAGCTGCAGGTGGTACTGCTGTTGTATCTGGTTTAGGAACTATCACCTCTATTAGTATTGGTAATAGTGGTTCTGGATATAGGTCTGGTATTCAAACTGTGGTTAATGTTGGTGTTCAGACATTAAGCACTGGAACTCCAGCTATTGAGTTTATTGGTACTGCTGCAATTAGCAATGGTAATATTGTAAGTGTTGCAATCACTAATCCTGGCACTGGATATACAACAACTAATCCTCCATTGGTGGTTATTGATGAACCACTATCATATACCAATATGCCTTTATTCTATGCTCCATCATCTAGTGGAATTGGATCTGAGGCAAGGGCAAATATAGTTGTAGGACAAGGATCTAGTGTTATTGATTTTGAAATTATTAATGAGGGATTTGGTTATGGTGAGGATCAAGTTTTAACAATTGGTGTTGGTGGAACAGTGGGTATACCAACTGATAGTAACTTTAGTCCATCCAGACAATTTGAAGTTACTGTAAGGGAAGTTGGAAGTGATAGTTTTGCTGCTTGGACTATTGGAGATCTAGAGGTATTAGATCCCTTAGATAATTTATTTGATGGTCAAGACACATCCTTCCCATTAAAATTAAATGGAACTCAACAAACAATTCAATCACAACCAGGATCTAATGTTGATGTTGAACTTACTATTCTAGTATTCATAAATGATATCTTGCAGGTTCCTGGCAATGGATATGAGTTTAAAGGTGGTAGTTTTATTACCTTTAAAGAAGCACCTAAGAAAGGTGATACTTCTAAGATTTTATTCTATAAAGGAACTGCATCAGTTGATACTGCTACTGTTGATATTTTAGAAACAATTCAAACAGGTGATGAAGTAAGATTGCATAATCAAGATCTAGCACTAGAAGAAGATCTTAGAACAGTAACCAGTATCAATGCTGCTGATAATGTCAATACTAATCCATATCCTGGTCCTGGCATTACTACTAATGAAACTTTTGATAGACCAATTAATTGGCACAAACAAATTGTAGATAAGGTCATTGATGGTCAATCAATTACCAAAGATAGATCTCATTATGAACCATTGATTTATCCAACCACTAGTTTGATACAACCAGTGGGTATAGCTTCTACAGAGGCATATGTTGAAAATATTAGAATATTCTTTGATAGCACCAAAGAAAACTTTGGATCACAAAATTCTATCAATATAGTTTCTCAAGAGGATGCATCTGGAGCTGCTGGTACAGCTTTAGTTTCTACTGCTGGATCTATTACATCTATTGTTCTATCTGAGGTAGGAATTGGTTATACCTTTACTCCCACAGTGTCTATTGAACAACCTGTTGGAATGGGAACCACTCAAGTAGCAAAAGCAGTTGCTGTTATGGATGGTGATAGTGTAAATTCTGTTACCATCACTAATATTGGTAGTGGATACACTGTCTCTAGTCCTCCTGCAGTTCTTATTGAAGAACCAAAGATGGCTAACAGAGTTGAAAAAGTAACTTCAGTAACTTATTCTGGTGATTATGGTACAATAGTTGGTTTTGGAACAACTACCTCTGGAAGTCAAAATAAATTTATATTTGACTTGTATATCCCTGAAGATTCTTTCTTAAGAGATAGCACTTATGTTGGTACTGCAGTGACTTTAAGTTCCTTAAGTGTAGGTGATTTCTTCCTAGTAGATGAAAGTAATGTTGGATCAGCATCTACCACACTGAGATCATTTAATGTTGGGGGAGCAACCACTATTGGTGTGGGAACTCAATTTATAGATAATGTTTATCAAGTGTCAGATGTTAATATTGTCAGTGTTGCTAATACTGCAATTGGCATATCCACTGTAGGAACAGCAACAACATTTATAACTAGAGTGTTTGTGAATATTGATTTATTTACTACAGACTCATTTGATTCTTCTATATTGAAGTTTGATTCAACCAATACTAAATTTGATTCTAATGGAATAGGTGTTACCTTTACTGGTAGTGTACATAATGCTCCATTCTTTGGTACTTATAGTTGGGGTTATCTAGAACTAGGTTCAAGAACTCAAGCTAGAGACTTTAAATTCTATGGTCAAGATGGTCTTGCAGGTATATCTACCTCAGGATTTATTCAAAGATTCAACCCTTTAAGAGATAAGGAATATCTCTAAATAACTAAAATAGATAACGCAAAATGGCAAAACTGGGCATAAGCACTGGATCACAGCCAAATGATGGAACAGGTGATACCTTACTGTCTGGTGCTGAAAAAGTAAATGCAAATTTCACTGAGGTCTATACTCTTTGTGGTGATGGAACTAATCTAGCACCAGGAATTGTAACAGCAATTGCTGCGGGAGATAATATAAGTATTAGCACTGCATTTGGACAAGTCACTGTCACTGCTTTAGAAACAACTGGTATATCATCTTATTGGAATGAAAATACTACAGGTATTACCACTGTATCAAGAGGAGTTGGTATAGGAACCACAACAGTTACCTCCAAATTAACTGTTGTTGGTGGTGGAAATATTGGAGGTGGATTAACTGTAAGTAGTGGATTAGTTGTTACTGGTGGTAGTAATGTTACTGGAGAAACCACATTGACAGGTGGTTTAAAAGTGACTGGTATAACCTCATTTACATCTGTTGCTCTTAATGCTGTTCAGGTCAATGTATCTGGAGCATCTACATTTAGTTCATTAGTAAGTGTTGGTAATAGCACCACACTTGGGGATGATGTTAATACTAGAGGTGTCAATGCAGCAGGTGTAGGAACTTTTGCTAGTGATGTAAGTGTTGCTGGTAATTTATCCATAGTTGGAATATCCACTGTTGGAACTGGCAATACCTTCAATAAAGAAGGTGGTATGAGAATGACTGGTATTGCCTCAATTAGAGAAGCAGTCATTGGATATGGTGTTACTATTAGCACTACTGGAATAAATGCAGTAAATGATGCTTTCATTGGAGTTAGCACTGCTGCTGGAGTTGTATTAACTTCTCCAAATGGAACTCAATATAGATTATTAGTTGAAAATGATGGAAGCTTGAAGACTGTCAATGTCAGTTAGCATTTAATGTAATAAATAACTAAAAAAATTGTCAAATGTCTGCCATTATAACTGATCAACTTAGAATATTGAACGCGAAGAATTTTGTTTCCACAGCAACTTCTTCAGTTAATTCTTATTATTCTTTTGTTGGTTTACCTAATGCCACTAATTATTCCTCTACTTGGGATACAAATCCACCTGCTCCAAAAGATAGTTTTGAGCAAGAAAATGATTATTGGGATACTATGGTGGCATTGAAGAAGATCACTGCTTCTGATGTGCGTAGAATGGTGAATAGGTACACTTGGACATCAGGTGTTACATATGACATGTATAGGGGAGATATTAGTAGAACAAATACAGCAAAGCCATCAGGTGCAACTAGTCTATATTCATCAAAGTATTTTGTAGTAAATGAGGACTTTAAGGTTTATATTTGTCTTCAAAATGGAACAAATCCAGAAAATGTTTCAGGTAGACCTTCTCTAGATGAACCAACCTTTACAGACCTTGAACCAAAAGCAGCAGGTGATAGTGGAGATGGATATATTTGGAAATATCTTTATACCATAAAACCTAATGATATCATAAAATTTAATTCTACTAATTTTATACCTGTTCCTGATGATTGGGAGAATGGAACAGATAATGCTCCAGTAAGAGATAATGCTTCAAGCAGTGGTCAATTAAAAATTGTCACCATTGTCAATAGAGGATCTGGTATAGGAACTGCTAATAGAACTTACACAAATGTTCCTATCAATGGGGATGGTTCTGGAGCAGAGGCAACTGTTGTTATCAACAATGATGCAAAAGTAGAATCAGTAGATATCTCTAAAGGTGGTTCAGGATACACTTATGGAACTTTAGATTTAGTTGCAGGTGGAGTTCCAGTGGGAACCACTAATCCTGTATTTAATGTTATTATACCACCTCAAGATGGTCATGGTGCAGATATCTATAGGGAGTTAGGTGCTAGTAATGTTTTAATATATTCTAAAATTGAAAATGATCCAGAAAATCCAGATTTCATAACTGGAAACCAAATTGCTAGAATAGGAGTTGTAGAAAATCCTCTAGCATATCAGTCTACCTCAAACTTATCTTTAACCAAAGCTAGTGCTCTCTATGCATTAAAGTTAACTGGAGCTGGACATACAACAGCAACATTTAATGCTGATAGCAATGTCACACAAACTATTGGAGTTGGTTCCACTGCTATTGGTAGAGTGGTCTCTTATGACCAAACAACTGGAGTTTTAAAATACTGGCAAGATAAGAGTTTAGTTGGATTTAATAGTGATGGATCTTTGAAAACAGATCCTACATTTGGATTTGCTCTACATAGATTTACAGCAAATCCTTCTACAGGGGGAAATGTGAATATAGCTAGTAATGAGGGGACTTTAGGAATAGATACTAGTTTTGGATCATCAGGTAGTCCTGGTGTAAGTACTGTAATAAATAATAGAAAATATTTTCTGGGACAGAGTTTTGTTCAAGGGGTTGCAAATCCTGAAGTAGAAAAATACTCTGGAACCATAATCTATGTGGATAATAGACCTTCTATCACTAGGTCTGCTAACCAAAGAGAAGATATCAAAGTCATTTTGCAATTCTAAAGAATCATGCCACAGGAAACAAATTTAAACGTCGCTCCTTATTTTGATGATTTTGATAGAAGTGATAAGTATTTTAAGGTTTTATTTAAACCAGGATTCCCTGTTCAAGCCAGAGAATTAACAGGTATACAATCTATATTACAAGATCAAATTGAAAAATTTGGAAGTCATGCTTTCAAAGAAGGAAGTTCTGTGACTGGTGGTGGCGTAAAGTTTACAAATGCATATACTTCCATATTAATTCAATCTTCTAATGAAGGATTTGATGTAAAGTCTTATTTGTTTAATATTAAAGCAAGAACTGTAATTGGAAGTCAATCTGGTATAAAAGCAAAAATAATTGGATATCTACCTAATATATCAGAGGATGGAACTTATACTTTATTTGTAAATTATTTAAATAGTGGTGCAAACAATAGTGATCAATTCATATCTGGAGAGAGTTTACTTTTAGATGGAGAATCTTTTGTTACTAGAAATGGTATAACTTTTCAAGTAGGAGAACCAATAGCTCAGTTACATACTGGTTCATGTAACTATATTGGATGTGCTGCTGTTTTATCTTCTGGTATCTATTTTGCTAGAGGATTCTTCATAGATGTAAAAAAACAAACACTTATAATAAACCCATATACTAGTGATGTAAATGTTAAAGTGGGTCTTAGGGTTTATGAGGATATAATAAATTCTGATATTAATTCAAGATTGAATGATAATGCAGCTGGATTCAGTAACTTTACTGCACCAGGTGCTGATAGATTACGTATTGAATTAAGATTGGAAGCAGTTCCTGTAGCAGAAGATAAATCTCCAAACTTCATAGAAATAATGGAGATTAGGAATGGTAAAGTTGCTTCTGTAATTGATAAGGTTCAATATAATGATTTATCCACTGAATTTGCTAGAAGAACATTTGATGAATCTGGTAACTATTATGTAAAACCATATACAATTACTGCAAGAAATACATTAAATAATTTTGAAGGTAATAATGGTGTATTCACTTCAGATCAGGTTACATATAATAATAACACTCCATCTGATGATTTAGGAACATATAGAATTTCACCAGGAAAAGCATATATTAGAGGATATGAAGTAGAGACTGTGGTTCCTGGATTTTTAGATTTTAAAAAACCAAGAACAACTAAGTTATTGCAAGATCAAAGTATCAATTATGTTACTGGACCTACATTTACTTTAAACAGAGTTTCTGGATCTCCATCCATAGGTATTGGAACAGACTATACTGTTAGTTTGAGAGATGAAAGAGTTGGTGCTGCTGCTACCACTGCTTCAGGTAAAGAGATAGGATTAGCACGTGTATATGATTTTGCTTTGGAATCAGGATCATATAATGTTGATAATACAGATTTAAATGAGTGGGATATATCATTATATGATATTCAACCATACACTGAGATAGCTTTAAATAATCCTACAACTTTAACTGTACCCACTCATATAAAAGGAAAGTCTAGTGGTGCTACTGGATTTTTAAGATATGGTGTTACTAGTTCAACAGCAGTCACAGCATACAATACTAAAGGTAATTTTGTTGCAGGTGAACAATTTATTTTCAATGGTGAAGAGAGTGGTGTCATCTCTGTAGCAACAACTGCATATAGAACTAATGATATTAAATCTATTCATGGAACTGTAAGCACTGCAAGCACTTTTAATGCAGATGTAAAGCAGTCAGATTTAGTATCAATAGGTCAAGTTAAAATTACAGACCCACCTACTGCTGGAGCTTCTGCTGGTATAAGCACAGTTACTTTTACAGATCCAAATAAATTCTTTATTGGTATCGCTACAGTAGGAAACATTGTAGAATATACAAACTCTGGTTTGAATACAACTTCATATGCAAGAATAGAAAGTGTATCTCAAAGATCATTAACAATTTCAGGAGTCACAACTGTCACTGGTATATGTGAGGGTGGACTACCATCAACTGCTATTAATCCAGCAGATTTTAAAGTATTAACTTCTCAGTTCCAATCATCCACTGATAATACACTATTCACTCCTCTATCAAAAAGAAATGTTGCTAGTGTAGATTTAACTAATTCTCATATAACAATCAGAAAACAATATGATGTAAATATTACAAATAATTCTACTGGAGCAGTTTCTAGTGGAGATGCTAGTGAAACATTCTTACCATATGATGAAGAAAGGTATGTATTAATTAGAACTGATGGCACAACTGAATCACTATCTTCAGATAAGTTTGAATTTAATTCAGGATCTACTGAAGTTACTGTTAATGGACTAGGTGCCAATAGTGCTGCTAAATTAATTGCAACTCTTAGAAAAGTTAATGTTAAAGAAAAAGTTAAACAAAAGCAAAAGATAAATCAAGTATCTGTGGTCAATTCTAACAATTCATCTTCTGGTGTTGGAGCTACTACTTTAAATGATGGTTTAACATTCTCTGCTGTTTATGGAACTAGGGTTCAAGATGAAGAAATTTCTCTTGGAGTTCCTGATGCAACTCTAGTTTATGGTGTATTTGAATCATTTGATTCAAGTGCTCCTGTGCTACCCAGAGTATCATTAACTTCTATCAACAGTGCTACTGGTAAAACTGGAGATTTACTTATTGGTGATACTTTCCAAGCTGCCACCAGTAATTTTAAAGGAGTATATGTAAGTAAATTTGATGATAGCACTATAAATTATATTGCTTTAAATGATTTTACTCTTCAGAAAAATGAAGATATAACATTTAAAGAGTCTGGTATTTCTGCTACCACAGATAGTTTAGTTATAGGATCTAATAACATCACTGATGAATTTAATTATGATGATGGTCAAAGAGATACCATATATGATTATTCTAGAATAACAAGAAAATCTGGTTTCAATGCACCATCTAGAAGATTATTAATAGTATTTGAATCTGCATTTTTTGCTGCATCTGATACAGGAGATATCACAACTGCTAACTCTTATGATAACTTTAATTATGCAAAACTACCTCAGATTAATAACTCTAGAGTTAGTGATATAATTGACATAAGACCTAGAGTATCTGAGTTTTCAGGAACTTCTTATTCACCTTTTGAATTTTTAGGTAGAACATTTACTGCATCAGGTAATTCTGCTAAAAATATACTGGCATCAGATGAATCAATATTATTGGATTATGCATTCTATCTTGCTAGACTAGATAGAATTTATTTAAATGATAAGGGAGAATTTCAATTAGTAAATGGTATTCCTGCAGAGACACCAGAACTTCCAAATGCTATTGATGGTGCTTTAGAAGTAGCATCTGTATCTTTACCAGCTTTCTTATATAATGTAACAGATGTAAGTATTAATTTAGCTGAGTATAAAAGATATCAGATGAGAGATATCAATAGACTTGAGCAAAGAATAGAGAGTTTAGAATTTTATACTTCTCTTTCACTTTTGGAAAGAGATACTTTAAATATGCAGGTAACAGATGCTGATGGTTTGAATAGATTTAAATCAGGATTCTTTGTAGATGATTTTTCAGATACAGAAAATCAAATCAAAAAAACCATAGTTAAGAATAGTATTGATTATCAGAAAGGAGAACTTAGACCTGCTCCATATACCACTGAATTAGATCTTAAGTTAGATTTAAACAGTAGTAATGGAATTAGAAAAACTGGTAGGGTATTATCTTTAGATTATGATACAGTGCCTTTTGTTCATCAACCATTTGCTACCAGAACTGAAAGTGTAACACCTTTCCTCATTAATTATTATGGAGGTGTTATGAACTTAACACCATCATCAGATGTGTGGTTAGATCAGGTTACTATAGAAGCTAAAAAAGAAGATCTCACCACTTATACAGAAACTAGTGAGCAAGTTGCAGCTGGGGGATTTGACCCAGACACTGGTTATAGTCCAGTAACATGGGGAGCATGGGAAACTACTTGGACTGGTGGTGGTGGATTAGTTAGTGAAAGTAGTGATGAGTCTTGGAGTTCTTGGCATTCTATCAATCAAGATACAAATCAAAGAGAAAAAACTAGAACTACAACTCAAACCTTTACATCTGAAAGTTCAACACAGCAAAGAGTTGGGACTAGAAATATAGTTAGAGAGACTTTCAGCACTATTAATGAAGGTCCAAAAGTAGTCAACACAGATCTAGCTCCTTTCATGAGATCTAGAAATATTGAGTTCTCTGCTAGTAGTTTAAAACCAACCACTAATGTTTTTGGATTCTTTGATGGTGAAAATGTTAACAAATTTATAATTCCTAAACTTCTACAGATATCAATGGTTACAGGAACTTTCCAAGTTGGAGAGACTGTTATTGGAACCACTGCTGATGGAACAGAATTAATTAGATTCAGAGTAGCAAAATCAAATCATAAGTTAGGTGATTTTGATAATCCTGCTGTGATATACAATACCAATCCATACTTCACTCAAACTCCTTTGGCTATAGGAGAATTGGGAGGAAATAGAACTAGGATAATTGATACTATCACTCCAGAAGTTGGATTGTTTAATTCAAGAGCAGAAGAAGTTAACATTGAGGCTACTGATACTAATCTACTTAGTGTTCCTGCAGAATATTCTACTACAAGCACACTGATCAATATTGATACTTTAAGTTTAGCTGATAAATCTGAAAATACCTTCTTTGGGTATGTAGAGAAAGATCTTAAATTGGTTGGACAAACATCTAGTGCTCAAGCAACAGTTAGTGAAATTAATTTAAAAACAGATAATATTGGATATGTAAGAGGTTCATTCTTCATACCAGATCCTAATGATATAACTACACCTAAATTTGAGTGTGGTAAAAAAATCTTTAGACTCTCTAGTAGTCCTACTAATAGTCAAGCTCCTGGTAATGTCAAAACAGATTGCTCAAGTACATTTGAAGCAACTGGTAATATTGATACTCTTCAATCCACTATTATTAGTGTAAGGAATATCAATACTCATACACAACAACAAATAGAAACTCAAACTATTGGTGGTGATAGTTATACAGTGTCTAGCACAGAAATTATAGGAACTGAGAATGAAGTCATAGGATTCCCTGATCAATGGCATAATGATATTCCTGTAGTCCAACAACCTGATGGCACAGTAATTACTGGTTTATATGAGGTATCTGATACCACTGGTGCTATAGAAATTAAAGGTAATGTTGTTGCTAATGAATATGGAACTGATACTGTAATTAATGAACAAACTATTGAAGAACAAAATTTATTAGTTAGTGATTTTAATACCTTCAGAGATACTGAATGGGTTGAAGAACAGGGTAGTGTTCACTCAAGTGGAACTATGAGAGCTGTTGCTGAAGAGGATGATCCTGATATCATTGAGCAAGCTTATCTAGATCTTTTAGGTAGACAACCTGATGGTCCTGGTTATGATTATTGGAAAGAAGATATTCAAAATAACCCAGAAACTGCAGCTGCTTTTGCTGTTATAGGAAGTGTAGAAAATAGTGAGGGTGCAGGTAATTTAGCTGGAATATCTGCTGCTAATACAATTACAAATTATCTTGCAAAACAATTTGGAGTTTCTCAAGAGGGTCAGGACAAAGCTGCTGGCACATATACTAATACTTTTGATACTTATGGTCAAGATGCTTATTGGATTTGTGAAAACAAAACTGATCCTCTAGCACAATCATTCTTTGTTGAAAATACTCATGGAGTATTCATTACTCAAGCAGACATATTCATTGCCTCTAAAGATGAAACACTACCTTTGATAGTCCAGTTAAGAACAGTTAAACTTGGTATTCCTACTGAAGAGGTAATACCTTTTGGTGAGGTTGTTCTTCAACCTGGATATGTAAACACTTCTGATAATGCAAGTGTACCAACAAGTGTTGTATTCCCATCTCCAGTTTATCTATCACCAGGTGAAACTTATTGCATAGTGTTGATGTCAGTAAGTCCTAATTATCATGCTTGGATATCAAGAATGGGTGAGGTTGACATTCAAACAGTTAACAATCCAGAGGCTGAGCAAGTATTAGTATCATCTCAACCAACTCTTGGTTCTCTATTTAAGTCTCAAAATGGACAAACATGGAATCCAAGTCAGTTTGAAGATTTGAAATTTAATCTTTGGAGAGCACAGTTTAATAAGAAAACTGGAAATATAAATTTCCATAATCCATCTTTACTTCCAGCATCTGATGATATTCATCCATTACGTAAAGACTCTTTACAAATTTCTTCTAATAAAATAAGAATTGGATTTAATACTACAATATCTGATACTGGAATAAATCTAGGTAATACAGTTCTTCAATTAGGTAGCAATGCCACTGGTAATTATGTTGGATCTGCTGGCACAGCAACTGGCAATTTAACAATTACAAATGCTGGATTTGGATATACACCTTCCTCAGGAAGTCAAGTATATTCTAATGTTGCTCTCAATGCAGTCACTGGAACAGGTAAAAATGGTACTGCTAACATAACAATCAGTAATGGTGTGGCAGTGGCTGCAACTATTGCAAGTGGTGGTATTGGATATTCATTGGGTGATGTTGTTGGAATATCATCTGTTGGAATTAATTCTCTTGGAAGTGGTATTCAATTCTCAATAACCACATTGACTGGAACAAATGAATTTGTTCTTGATAATGTTCAGGGAGAATTTGCTACTGGAGTAGGAAAAACATTCCAGTATATTAATAGTTCTGGTGTAACAACAACTCTAAACTTTAGTGCTGGTGGAAATGTATTCCTATCAGCAACACCAGAAACAGTTACTGATGGTGTTCATATTAAAGTCAATCAAAAAAATCATGGAATGCATTCTACTCAAAATGTAGTGACTCTTGAAAATATTAAGACTGATGTTCCTGCAACTGAATTATCTGCAGCATATGATTCAACCTCAACTGGATCTCTTATACTGAATGATGGAACAAACTTTGCTCAGTTTGAAAATGTGGGTGTTGGATCTACTAATCTTGGATTTGTTAAAGTTGGAAGTGAAATTCTTTCTTACAGTGGTGTATCTGGTAACACATTAACTGGTGTCACTAGAGGAGTGGATTCTAGTCAAACTCTCACACATGCTAGTGGAGATTTAGTTCATAAGTATGAATTGAATGGTGTATCATTAAGAAGGATTAATACAAATCACAATTTATCAAATGTTACTATATCAGATCCAATAGGATTAGATCACTATAATATTAAAGTTGATATGTCAACTAATGGTGTAGATAGATCAGTAGGAACTAGTCTTCCAATATTACACTTTAATGACACTAAATCAACAGGAGGAGAAAATTCTCTATCCAGTGAGAACATGCCATTTGAAATTGTAAGACCTATTGTTCAAAATATTACACCAACCACAACCAATGTGACTTCTCAGATAAGAACTGTTAGTGGATCTAGTGTTAATGGATCAGAGGCTTCATTTGTAGATCAAGGGTTTGAGGATATCAGTTTAACAACAAACAATTATATGTCTAGTCCTAGAATCATATCTTCTAGAATTAATGAGACAACTTTATTATCTGATCTACCAGATAATAGATCATTCACAATGAATTTATCTCTTGAGAGTGGATCTCCTTTTGTATCACCTATAATTGATTTGGATAGAGTTGCTGTTATCCTTACTTCCAATAGATTGAATCAACCAATTACAAATTATATTACTGACAATAGGATTAATAATTTACTAGATGATCCTAACTCTTTTGTATATGCTACTAAACCAATTACTTTAGAGAATGGAGCAACTTCTATCAAAATTCACTTAGAAGCACATGTTAATGTTACTAGTGACATTAGAGCATTCTATGCTGTAACTGATGATCCTAATGGTGATTTGGTTTATCAACCATTTCCTGGATTTAATAATTTGTTCAACACTGGACAGGTGATAGATCCATATAAGAGTAATGGTTTGCCTGATAAATTAGTTCCAAAAACTGATGTGATAGCATATACATCTAATCAGGTTGTCTATAATGATTATGAATTTACAATTGATAATCTACCAACATTTAGAAACTTTAGTATTAAGTTAGTTGGAACTGGTACTAACCAAGCTCAACCACCTAGAATGAGAAATTTAAGAGTTCTTGCACTTGCATAATATGAAATACTCAAATGTAAAAGGACATACTGATTTGATTCGTGATAATAGCACCAGAGCTATTTTAAATAATGATTCATCTCAGTATGACAACTATCTTAAAAGACGTGCCCAAAGGCAACAAGGAGAAGATAGAATAGATAATATGGAGAGTGATTTGAAAAATTTAAAGGATGATATAAATGAAATCAAAAATTTACTAAGAGCACTATCTAATGGCTAAAAACACTTTTACTTTTGATCCTAGTTCAGGTGTTGCATATGGTGTAAATCTCACCATCAATACAGGGGCAGACTTAGATGCTGACTACACTGTGGTTGGTACATCTGGAACTGCTTTTGATTTTACTGGATATACTGGTTCTGCTCAACTTGCAAAGAGTGTTGCCATTGGTGCAACATTAGGTGCTCAAGCAACATTCAATGTTGGATTCACAAGTGCAAAAGGTGGAGAATTTAGAATATCACTAGGGTCTACTGCTACTAGAAATTTAACAGAAGGAAGATATGTATATGATGTTTTAGTTGGATCTGGATCATCAATTTTTAGAATAGTGTCAGGAGATGTATTAGTCATACCTGGTATCTCTTCTGCTCCTTCATAAATAACATTATACTAGTAAAGTAGATAGATGGCGCAACCTTCAACTAGATCAGAACTGATTGATTACTGCAAGAGAAAACTTGGTGCGCCTGTTTTAGAAATAAATGTTGCTGATGAACAGATAGATGATTTGATAGATGATGCCCTTCAATACTTTCAAGAAAGACATTTTGATGGAGTCTATCAAACTTATATGAAGTATAAGATAACTCAAGATGATATTGATAGAGGAAAAGCAAAAGCAGGAAGTAATGGAGTTGGAATAACAACAACAAGTGCCACTGGAGATGTTGCTGGTTCTTCAGTTCAATTTGATTATGAGGAGAATAGTAATTACTTAGTAATTCCAAATGAAGTAATAGGTGTTACAAAGGTATTTCATTTTGATGGAACTAACACTATCACTAACAATATGTTTAGTGTTAAGTATCAGTTATTTTTAAATGATATTTACTATTGGGGTTCCACTGAACTTCTTTCTTATGCTATGGTGAAAACATACCTAGAAGATATTGATTTTCTATTGACTACAGAGAAGCAAATTAGATTTAATAAAAGACAGGACAGAATGTACTTAGATATTGATTGGGGTTCTGTTAGTGTTGATGATTTTCTAGTCATAGATTGTTTTAGATTGATGAATCCAGATGACTATCCAAAAGTATATAATGATTCATTTTTAAAACCATATGCTACTGCACTTATCAAGAGACAATGGGGACAAAATCTCATGAAGTTTCAAGGTGTTAAATTGCCAGGTGGAGTAGAATTGAATGGAAGGGAAATATATGAGGATGGTGAAAAAGACTTAGATAAGATAAGGGAGATGATGTCTAATACTTATGAACTTCCTCCACTAGATATGATAGGTTAATAATATGGCACTTAATCCTTTCTTCTTACAAGGGTCTTCTGGTGAACAAAATCTAGTTCAAAGTTTAATTAATGAACAGATTAAAATGTATGGGGTGGAGATTTTCTACATCCCTAGAAGATACATGACCAAAAATACTGTCATACAGGAAGTCATAGAGTCTAAGTTTGAGGAAGCAATTCCACTAGAGGCTTATGTAGATACTTTTGATGGGTATGAGGGACAAGGTTCTCTCCTATCTAAGTTTGGTGTTCAAGCTCTTGATGATTTGACATTGGTAATATCAAGAGATAGATTTGAAAATTATATCACACCACTTATTAAGAACATACCAAACATAGAATTAGCAACTAGACCCAAAGAGGGAGATTTAATATACTTCCCACTAGGGGATAGATTATTTGAGATTAAGTTTGTAGAACATGAGAAACCATTCTACCAGTTGAAAAAGAATTATGTATATGAACTTAGATGTGAACTTTACAGATATGAGGATGAAGTCATTGATACTGGGGTGGGTGACATTGATGATAACTTAGAAAAAGCAGGTTATATTGAAACACTTACCTTAGTATCTTCAGGAACCACAGCAGTTCTTACCACAGGTATTGTTGATGGTGCAATAAGACAGGTCACTATTCTAAATAGGGGAAGTGATTTTACCAGTCTTCCAAGAGTTGCTATTTCTTCTGCTCCATCTGCAGGTTTGACTGCTGTAGGTGTAGCATCTATGAGAGATGATTTAGTTGATTATACTGGAGACAAGACATCAAAGATAGAAAGAATAGATTTAATCAATCCAGGTTTTGGATACACCATAGGTCAAGAACCAGAAGTTCAGGTAGTAGGTGGAGGTGGAGCAGGTTTTGCTGCTACTGCTTCTATATCTGATGGTTCTATTGGAATAGTAACAATTACCTCTGGAGGTACTGGATACTCTACAGTTCCAGTAATAACCTTTACAGGGGCACCTGGCTCTGGTACAACAGCAACTGCAGTGGCATACATCAATAGTGTAGGTATTGTTACACAAATTGGTATCACCAATTCTGGTGCTGGATATACTGTTGCTCCTAGCATTACAGTCACTGCACCATTCATGGGTGGATCAGGTAACTATGAATTCAATGAGGTGATAACTGGTGCTGCAAGTAGTTCTACTGGTAGAGTTAAATCATGGGATGCATCTACACTTGAACTTAAGGTTTCTATCACTACTGGAGAGTTTACTGATGGTGAGGTTATTACAGGTAGCACATCTGGTGCTCAATATGAATACCAAAAGACTTCAGACACTAATGTTGATAGTGGGTTTGCTGATAATACTAATATAGAAAGTGAAGCAGATGATATCATTGACTTCACTGAAACCAATCCATTTGGAATGCCCTAAATAATATGTCAGGACTATAACAATGTTTGAATATTTTTATCACGAAATAATGAGAAGAACCATTATTGCTTTTGGTTCTATCTTTAATAATATTAATATTAATCATACTAATAGTGATGATTCAGTTGTTAGTACGACTAAAGTTCCTTTGGCATATGGTCCTACTCAAAAGTTCTTAGCAAGACTAGAACAAGTCCCTGATTTAAACAGACCAGTTCAGATTACATTGCCAAGAATGTCATTTGAATTAAATGGTCTTAATTATGATCCTGCAAGAAAATCAACAACTACACAAACATTTTTAAAGGGAGTAAAAGGAGATAAGAAAACATTAGCAAAAACATATCTTCCTGTACCATATAATCTAGACTTTGAACTTAGTATTTTCACTAAGTTGAATGATGATATGCTTCAGATAGTGGAGCAGATACTCCCATACTTTCAACCTGCCTATACTGTCTCAGTGGATCTAGTTGATACTATTGGAGAAAAAAGAGATATCCCCATAGTCTTAAATTCTATCACCACTAGTGATGACTATGAAAGTGACTTCTCTACCAGAAGAGCACTCATCTACACTATGAGATTTACTGCTAAGACTTACATGTTTGGTCCTGTCAATACAGATATTGCCAAGGATGTCATCAAGAAGGCATCTGTTGGTTATGTTGCTGGTGGCAAAACATCTACTCCAACTAGGGAGGTTACTTATAGTGTTGTACCAAGGGCAACTAAATCATATGGTGATACAGTAACCACCAATCTAAGTGAAAATATAGATGAGAGTATTGCAGTTATCAATGTGACCAGTGCTAGTGGTATTGAAGCAACCAATTACATATACATAGATCAGGAGGAAATGTATGTTGAATCTATTTCTGGAACAGCACTGACAGTTAGAAGAGGTCAAGACAACACTACTGCTACAGATCATGTGAATGGTGCAGAAGTTAAAGTCATCACATCTACAGACAATGCTGCTATAGAATTTGGAGACGACTTTGGTTTTGATGGGACAACATAATGACTAAAAAATTTGATAAACTAAATGATGCATTTAATGTTTCTGGAGATATAGTCCCCACAGAAGCAACTGAAGTTGGAATTACTAAACCTGAAAGGCATGAGAGAACTGATATTGAAAGAGACTATGAATATACAAGAGGGAATCTTTATAGTATAATAGAGAAGGGTCAAGAAGCTATTGATGGCATTCTTGAATTGGCACAGGACAGTGAGATGCCCAGAGCATATGAAGTTGCTGGTCAATTAATTAAGAGTGTTTCTGATGCTACTGATAAATTGATGGATCTGCAAAAGAAATTAAAAGATGTGGAGGAGGAGAAACAATCTAAAGGTCCTAATACAGTTAACAACTCATTGTTTGTTGGTTCCACTGCTGAGTTGGCAAAGATGTTAAAATCTGTCAATTTAGAAGATAATAAATAAAACATAGGGAGAGAAATCCCAAAGTACTAAGATACTCATAACATGTCTGACGACAAGAATAAAAATTTGCCATCTATTGACGACTTTGAAAAGAGTGATCAGGAATTACCTTCACTTGCTGATCTTGTAGAAGAAAAAGATTTACCATCAGTAGAAAGTTATATAGAGAAAGAAGAGGAGATAGAGGAATCTACACAAACCATAGAGGATGCTAATGGAGAAACTTTTGCAGAAGTAAAAGATGTAGTTCCTCCTTGGCCTGAGTTATTACGTCTGGTTAATGATCTTAAAGAAAGTATTCCTGAGATACCTGAAATAAAATCATATGATAATGAATTACAAGAACTTCTTAATCATATAGAGCAAGTTAAGGAAAGTATTCCTAATGTTGAAGATGATTTTATTCTTGTAAGACAGGAGATTCAAAAAGTTAGAGAGGATATAGTTCCTGATTTTTCTTGGATTGGTAAAACTTTTAGGAACATAGATGATGATTTTGAAAAAGTTAATGATAATCTTAGAACTCTTAAGGATACATTTAATCAAGATATTGATAACTTAACTGAAAACTTTGATACTAAAGATTTTGAAAAGAGAGTTGAGATTAAAGAAACAAAAGAAAATTTACAAGAAACTAAAAAATATTTACAAGAAACTAAAGATAAAATATATGAGGAGTTGAGAGAAACTGCTCTTAGAATATATGAGTATAGAAATCAATTTAAAGATGATGATAGAAAATTAAAGAAGAGTGTACTAAGTAAGTTAAATGAAACAAAACAAAATATTGAGAAGAAGATAGATGATAAAAGTATTGAGATTAGTGAGGAAGTTAAAAATTATTTTGATGGATTAAAAGAAGAAATTTCTAATCTTCCAGAAGTAAAATATTATGATAAAGATATTGAGAAGTTAAATGAAAAGTCAGATAAACAAAATGTCAACATAGGGGAACTTTATGAAATTGTTGAGAGTATAAAAAGTAAGCAACAATTATTAAGTGAGGAAATTATATCTCATGATCCTTCAGCAAAACAAGGTGATGATCCTCTTACTCCTACAGATCAAAAGTTTGCTACACTTCAAGATTTAGCAACAAATTACAGACTCTTTGTTAACAGGGTAGAGCAACAGTTATACACCATTGGTGGAGGTGGTGCTGGATTTATAAAAGATCTTGGTGATGTAGATTTTACTGAGAGCACAGGAGAAAATAAATTATTAATTTATGATGGTAATAATTGGGTTGGCATAGCAAGCACATCTCTTACTGCTGCAGATACTACACCACCTGATGAGTTAGCAGAATTTTGTACAGGAACAAATTTAACATTAGATAACCTTGTAGTAAGTGGAATAACAACTCAAGAAAATATAAAGAATTTAGATTCTATTGGTATTATTACAGGTAGAAAAGATTTACAAATTAATAGAAATGCCACTATATTGGGCATTACTACAATAGGCACTTCTAATGTTGCTGCAGGTGGCACCACTCTTTTAGTTAAAGGTAACACTCGTGTTACTGGTATTCTCACTGTTGGTGAAGGGTCAGTTACTATTGATGGTGATAATAATACAGTTAATGTTGGTCTTGTTACTATTACAAATTCACAAGTTGTGCTTGGTGATAATGTAACAATTAATGCCTCTGCTACTGGTATCAACTCTGCTCCCAATGTTTTTTATGTTGCTAAAGATGGAGATGATAGTAATAATGGAACATCAATTGATAATGCTAAGTTAACAATCAAGGGTGCAGTTGGTATTGCAACTTCAGGATCTACTGTTAAAGTTTTTTCAGGTACATATGTTGAAGTTAATCCCATAGAAGTACCTGCTAATGTTTCTGTTGTTGGAGATGATCAAAGGTCTGTTAATGTAATAGGTAGCACACCAGAGAAAGATATATTCTCAGTTAGAAAGGGTGTCAAGTTAGCTAATATGACTTTTCAAAACCATATTGCACCTGCTGCTGCAGTTGGATTTCCTACTGGAGAGATAGCAGAAAATATAGGTGGTGGTAAGTGGAAAGGTCCATATGTTCAAAATTGCACTAGTGACACTACAACAGGGACTGGAATTAGAATTGATGGGAAACAAGCAAGACTTTTAAAAACAATGAATGTAGATTCATTTACTCAGTATAATCAAGGTGGTGTTGGTGTTGCTGTCACTAATGGTGGTTTTGCTCAGTTAGTTTCTCTATTCACTATATGTTGTGATGAGGCAGTGACTTGTGATTCAGGGGGACAAGCAGATCTAGCAAATAGTAATTGTAGTTTTGGAACAAAGGGATTGGTAGCAAGGGGTGTAGGACCACTTCAATTCACAGGAATTGTCACATCCACTGCTGCTGTCTCTCAAGATAAAGTAGTTCTTGATATAAACACTCCCACACGCACCATCACTGGTGTGGCTTACACTAATACAACTGGACAAGCAACCATTACCACTAATGCTGCTCATGGATTCCAAGTTGGAATGGGAGTGACTTTAGCAAACATTGTTTTTAGTTGTCCCTTTGGTCAAAAAACTTATCCAAATAAAAAACCATTTGTATTTGAAGTTGATGCCATTCCCACATCAACCACATTCCAAGTTAACTTGGGTATATCAACAGTAGCACATACTTATGTTTCTGGAGGAACAGCAGCTATTGATATTGATAGACCATATGATGGACAGCAAGTATTTTTCAATACTTTATTTGAACAGGTGCAAACTATAACAGTTGGTTCTGGTGGAACAGGATATACTTCAACACCTACAGTTACCTTAGATGCTCCCTCTGGTCCTAATGGAGAAACTGCCACAGCATTTGCAACTTTAGAAGATGAGTCTGTTAAATCCATCACTATTATCAGTGGTGGAAGTCAATATACAGAAACTCCTGATGTAACAATTGGTGCTCCTAATGTTGGAGTCAATACTGCTACTGCAACTGCTGTCATGGCTCCCATTTATTATGCAATAAATAGTTCAACACCAGTAGTATCTGGAATTACTACAGTAACACTTGGCACTAATTTGCTTAATGCTGTTGGTGTTGGTTCAACTGCATCTTTCTTCCAACAAAGTAAAATTATTGCCAGTTCTCATACCTTTGAGTATGTTGGATCTGGAAATACCATTGCCACTGCCACACCAAAACGTGGTGGGGTAACAATTCAAGAAAATGAAGTTGTTACTTCTGATGGTGGAAAGGTAATATACACAAGTACAGATCAAGCTGGTAACTTTAGAATTGGTGATGATTTACAAATCAACCAAGAAACTGGTACAATTAGTGGAAGATCATTTAGTAAGAGTCTATTCACAGAAGTGACACCCTTTATCCTAGCATTAAGTTAATATGGCACTCGCACTTAACAGATTTCAAACAGAAACATTAGAGGTCACTTCTTCTAATCAGACTGCCTATACTGCTCCTACAGGATACACTGCTATTGTGTTGTATGCTCATGTAACTAATGTAACCACTAGTGCAGCTACATTTACTATGACTCATGTGAGAAGTTCAACCACCACTGAAATTATTAAAGATGCTTCAGTTCCACCATCAGATGCATATGTTCCTCTGGATGGAAAACTAGTTTTAGAAACCAGTGACTCTATCAAAATTCAAGGGAGTGCAAATGATAGTTTGAAATTAATCCTCAGTATCTTGGAAACTGCAAATGCCTAGATTATTAAGTCAAGCAAATTTCAGTAACATAACTGTTGCTAGTTTAACCACAACTAGTGTATCTGAAGTTGCATTGGATGTATTTTCTAAAACAAGTTTTAGATCTGTAAAGTATCAAATACAAGTAACACAAGGAAGTAATTACCATACTGCAGAATTTATTATTGTGCATAATGGATCTCTTACATTCAACACTGAGTTTGCTATTGTTAAGACTGGAAATAGTTTAGCAAGTTTTGATAGTGACATAAGTGGTGGCAATGTAAGATTATTAGTCACACCAGCATCTACCAGTTCTACTACTTTCAAAGTAATAAGAACATCTATCAATACTTAAAAATACTAAATATTAAAGTAAATGATGTAATGTCATAATGATTTCCTTTCATGAGGCTACAAAATTAAGAGCAGGTGTAGGAAATGTAATTGACGTTTATTTGTCTTGGAGAGGTAAAAACTACATGATAAAAATGTTTTTCCCTTCAATCAAAAAACCATCACGCAGAGAAGTTCAGGATCAAGTGGTAAAAGTGTATCCTGGCGCAAAACTCTGGAATTACCAAGTTTCAAAACATGAACCAGGAGAACCACTCCTCCAAATTGGAGGATCAACATACTAGAGATTTGAAAAAAAGAATTAAGGATTTGGAAAGGATTATAGATATGACTATAAAGACTAGAGAACATGACCAAAAGTTTGGCAAGTATGAAATGATGTAGGAGGTTATCATGTCAGACAACATTTATTTGGGTAATCCCAATTTGAAGAGAGCAAACGTTGCTCAAGAATTTAGTCAAGAACAAATACTTGAGTTTTATGCTTGTAGGAATGATCCAATTTATTTTGCAGAGAAGTATGTCAAGATTGTAAGTCTTGATGAAGGTCTGACAGCATTTAAACCTTATCATTTTCAGAAGAAGTTAATTAAGAACTTCCATGAGAATAGATTTAATATTTGTAAGATGCCCAGACAGACTGGTAAGTCTACCACCTGTGTGGCATACCTACTACACTATGTTGTTTTCAATGATAGTGTCAATGTAGGCATACTAGCAAACAAAGCAGCAACTGCTAGAGAACTGCTAGGTAGATTGCAAACTGCATATGAAAATTTACCCAAGTGGATGCAACAAGGTATCATAGCATGGAACAGGGGTAGTTTAGAACTGGAGAATGGATCTAAAATTCTTGCTGCTTCAACATCAGCATCTGCTGTGAGGGGTATGTCATTCAACATTCTATTCTTGGATGAATTTGCATTTGTTCCTAATCATATAGCTGATTCATTCTTCAGTTCAGTTTATCCTACTATTACCTCAGGTAAGAGCACTAAAGTCATCATAGTCTCTACACCTCATGGTATGAATCACTTCTATAGGTTGTGGCATGATGCAGAGAAAGGAAAGAATGAATATGTTCCCACAGATGTGCATTGGAGTGAGGTGCCTGGTAGGGATGAGAAGTGGAGAAAATCAACTATTGCCAACACATCAGAACAACAGTTCAAGGTTGAGTTTGAGTGTGAGTTCTTAGGATCTGTTGATACACTCATATCTCCTAGTAAATTAAGGGTACTAGTATATGATGAACCACAGACCAGAAGTGCTGGACTGGATGTATATGAACCATGTAAAAAAGGTGGTGATTATGTAATTACTGTTGATGTGGCAAGAGGAGTGGGTGGAGATTATTCTGCTTTTATTGTTATTGATATCACAGAGTTTCCTCATAGAGTTGTGGCAAAGTATAGGAATAATGAAATCAAACCCATGCTATTTCCCAATCTCATATGGGAAGTAGCAAAGAGTTATAATAATGCTTTTATTTTATGTGAAGTAAATGATGTTGGAGATCAGGTTGCTTCTATTCTTAACTTTGATTTAGAGTATGAAAATTTATTAATGTGTTCTATGCGTGGTAGAGCAGGTCAAATTGTAGGACAAGGATTCTCTGGTAAGAAGACACAACTAGGTGTCAAGATGTCAAAGACAGTTAAAAAGGTTGGTTCTTTAAATTTAAAAACTTTGATAGAAGAGGATAAAGTAACATTTAAAGATTATGAGATATTGAGTGAGTTGACCACCTTTATTCAAAAACATAATTCATTTGAGGCAGAAGAAGGATGCAATGATGATCTTGCCATGTGTCTTGTCATCTATGCATGGTTGGTAGCACAAGATTATTTTAAAGAACTTACTGATCAGGATGTAAGGAAAAGATTATATGATGAACAAAAGAATCAAATAGAACAAGATATGTCTCCATTTGGTTTTATCATGGATGGTTTAGATGATGATAGTTTTGTAGACTCAGAGGGAGACACTTGGAAAATAGATAATGGCACTTTAGAACTAGATAGATTAGCAGGAACACCTAGTTCTTGGAACACTGATGAGTATGGAGATAGATCTTTTATGTGGGATTATAAGTAGTGGAAATTGATAATCAGATAAGGTTAGGACACTTATTACTTTCTGATAGAAAATGTAGGGTATGTGGTGAGACTAAAAATTTAATAGATGGATTCTATTTAACTCGTAAAGATAGAGGGACACTAGCATCAGCATATTCCTATGAATGTAAGGTATGCACTGTAAGAAGAATTGTAAAGAGTAGAAAAAAACACTCACATTCAGATTGGAATTATCCAGATTGGTAATGTTCATGGAGTGTTTCCCCAATGAAAACATAGAAAACAATAAATATTTTCAGATAAACTGAGACGAGGCTAGACGACATGGCGACTCCACAATTATCTCCTGGAGTATTAGTAAGGGAGGTGGATCTGACTGTAGGGAGAGCAGAAAATGTATTAGATAATATTGGTGCCATTGCTGGTCCTTTTGAAATTGGTCCTATTGATGAAGCCACTGACATCACTACAGAGCAACAATTAATCAACACATTTGGAAAACCAATTTCTACTGATGCTCAGTATGAATATTGGATGAGTGCATCTTCATTCCTTTCATATGGTGGAGTTCTTAAAGTAGTAAGAACTGATGATGACGATCTAGTCAATGCTAATGGCAATAGGTCACACCAAACTGTGGTTACTGATCTTAAGATCAAGAACTATGATGACTATGTGGCAAACTATGCTGGTGTAGGTCAGACATTTGGTTATGCTGCTAAGACACCTGGTACATGGGCAAACAATCTTAAAGTTTGTTTCATTGACAACGCTGCAGACCAAAGACTAGGTATAGGAACCACTTCTGGCATCAGTGTTGGAATGGGTGTATCTGTTTCACTTACTAATCAAGTCATAGCTGGTGCTGGTGATACTTCAAACTTCACTGGACATCTAAAAGGTATCATTACTGGTCTAGGTGCAACTACCATTGATGTTAAGATAACACAAAGGGTCACTACTGCTGGAGTCTCAACTAATATAACCTATGCTCAGGGTGATCAAGCAAGATCAATATTATCTGGAAATAATGTTAGTGTAATTAACTCATCTGAAGTTGGAGTTGCAACTGCTAAGATAGAGGGAGGTAATTTTGCCAAAGACTGGTATGATGAACAAACTCTAGGACTGACAAACTCAACAGTGTTCTGGAAATCAATTTCTCCTAGACCAGATACAACTGTGTGGGCAAGTGATAGATCATCTAAGAATGATGGAATGCACATTGTTGTTGTAGATGACCTTGGTGATGTAACAGGCATACAGGGTAATATTCTTGAGAAAAATTTAAATCTATCTAAGGCTACTGATGCAGTTTCATCTGTAGATGCACCTCAGAAGACATTCTATAAGGATTGGTTGTCACTCTACTCTCAATACATCTATGCAGGTGATGATCCATCAGATGGTTCAGATGGTTTTGTTGCTGCATCAGACTTTAGTTCTGGTTATACACCAATAACCACTGCTTCTGGTGGTTGGAATAGAAATGCACAGGGTATTACCTTCAATGTTATTGGAAATAATACTTACACATTGACTGCTGGTGCAGATTATTCTGCTACTGGTGGATTCACAGCAACCCTTGGTAATCTAATTACATCTTACAACTTATTCAAGAATAAGGATGAGATACAAGTAGACTACTTGATAATGGGTCCTGGCCTTGGAAGTAAAGAACAATCACAAGCAAAAGCAAATAGGTTAATTTCTATTGCTGGTGCAAGAAAGGATTGTATGACAACCATTTCTCCACACAGAGCAGATGTTGTAAACATAACAAATACAGATACTCAAACTGATAATATAATCAAGTTCTATAGTTCTCTATCATCATCTTCATATGCAGTATTTGATACTGGATATAAGTATACCTTTGATAGATTCAACAATACATTCAGATTCATCCCAACCAATGGTGATGTTGCTGGATTGATGGTAAGAACAAGTGTTAATTCATTCCCATGGTTCTCACCTGCTGGACAGCAGAGAGGAATCTTGAACAATGCAATTAAACTTGCATACACACCTGATAAAGCACAAAGAGATCAACTTTATCCACTAAGAATTAACTCCATAGTTAATCAACCTGGAATTGGCATCATGTTGTTTGGTGATAAGACTGGGTTAGGATTTGCATCTGCATTTGATAGAATCAATGTTAGAAGACTATTCTTAACAATTGAACAATCACTACAGAAAGCAGCAGAAGCACAACTCTTTGAATTAAATGATCAAGTCACAAGAGCAAACTTTGTTAATATTGTTGAACCATTCCTAAGGGATGTGGAAGCAAAGAGAGGATTGAGTGGTTTCCTAGTTATTTGTGATGAAACTAATAACACTCCTGACATCATTGATAATAATGAGTTCAGAGCAGACATCTTCTTGAAGCCTGCAAGATCAATCAACTATGTTACTCTTACATTTGTTGCCACCAGAACTGGTGTTAGCTTTGAAGAAGTAGCAGGTAGAGTTTAAATCATCATATCTAAATAACCAAAGGAGATTCTAAAAAATGGCAACAATCCCACAGAGAACTATTTCTCAATTTAAATCCAAACTGATTGGTGGTGGTACTCGCCCCAATCTGTTTGAGGTGCAAGTTAACTTTCCTGATGGAGTAAACCTAGCCATACAGGGTGATGGTGATGGTCAATTTGATGGAGATAGATTTAGATTTTTATGTAAAGCAGCTCAATTACCTGCATCAAATGTAGGTGTATTAGAAGTTCCTTTTAGAGGACGTGTGATGAAGGTTGCTGGTGATAG